TTATAAAGTAAACCTTTACCTTGCAATTTTCCAACAGAAGTTAACAGTGATTTGACGTTAGATATAAGTATTTTTCTAACACCGCTAAAGAAAACTGCTGCACCTAAAGTGCCATATAAAATTGTAGTTAATAAACTACCTCCTGGAATAAAAGAAAGTATTTGAGCAGGAAGACCTATTAAACTATTTTTAAGAGTTTCTTGAAGACCTCTCCCAAAAGCAGTCGCTAATTGAATTAATGCTTTAAGTATTTGAGGTATGTTTTCAACAATAGTATTAAGACCTTCTCCAATTGCTTGGCCAACCCCGTTTGCTAATGCTTGGAAAAATCCTGTTTTTAATACAACCCCATCAAACGCATTAATTAATGCTGCTCCGACTGTTACAAATAACAAAGGACCAAGTTTTCCAAAAGTTTTAGCAAACAAACTAGGGCTTAAAGCACGAGTTAGCCCTGCTGTTACAGCAACAGTAATAATACCTGCAAGTCTTGGCGATATATCTTGCAAACGAGTAATACCTGATCTTAATTTTTCTGCAATGCCCGTTGCTATTTCAGTTCCAGTAGTATTTAAAAATTTACTAATTTCTCCTGCTTTAGCTTTAATATTTCCAATAGTAATATCAATTGTTGTTGAACTAGATAGTACAGGGGAATTAAGTGAATCATAAATTTTTCTAACATAACCAGAAACTTCTGAAGCAAAGTTTTTAACTAAATCTTTAGTCTTGTTTAGTTTATCAGCAGCTAAAGAATAAGTACCTTCCATTGTGTCTGTCCAATAGGAATTTCCTATTACTTTATCATATATATCAAGAAAAGTTCTTTTTACTGTATTTCCAAAATCTTTTATTATTTTAGTTGTTCTAGACAAGGAATTATTTGCAATTCTATAAACGCTTTCAAAACTATTACTTAAGAAATCAAATCCTTTTTGAGGTTCAATCCTTAATAAATTAAATATAGCATCACTATAAGCTTTAAATAGCTGTATTGATTTAAGTATTGATATCTGTATAAGAACAAAGAAATCACTTGCAGCAATGTTTCTTTTAACTTGGGATAGTGCGTCTGCTAAAACTGAACCTGCTTTAGATAAACGTTCAAAAGAGGTATATCTTAGCCTAATAAGCTGTCTATCAATTAATCCTAAAAATACACCTGTTTCATACAAGTATACTCTAGCAGATCTAGAAAAACGATCTGTTAAATTTCCAAAGTTATACCAACGTCTACCATACCTGTCTAAAACTTCGCCTAATCTATATAAAGCATCTCCAAATTCTTTTAAACTTTTAGCTGAAAAAATTTCTCTAAATACTCCTGCAAAACGAGTATCTGTAATTTTTCTAAATGCACCTTCAATATCTAATCCAAATCTTTTAATTAAAGCGCTTGCAAATAAAAAACCTCCTGCAACTTCTCCATAAAGAACTTGTGCAAAGTCTCTAAAGGGGGTTGTTATTCTTGGTATAGCGTCTGCAAATCTTCCAATAATTACAGTTAATATTTTAGAAACGCCTCTTGCAATAGCAATAATTCCTTGGAATTGAGATTGAAAACCTCTTGCAGAATTAACAACAGAAGCTACAATTGCTTGTCTATTTTGCTCTATAAAATTAGACAAAGCATTAATTCTAGAAGTAAAGGCTGCAGTAATACCTAGCTGCTTACTGATTTCTGCTGTTACACGACCTACTTGATCTCTTAATACAACAAACGCTTGACCAGAAGTTTGTTCAATATTTTGAAATTTCTTTTCTAAAGCATCTGCTTGGTTTACTAATGCATTAAATACAACATCAGTTGTAATTTTACCTTCTTCAGCTAATTTACGTAAAGAACCAAAAGGTACTTGTAAATCATTTGCAATAACTCTTGCAATCTCAGGGGCTTGTTCAAGAACAGAATTAAGTTCTTGGCCTCTAAGTTGGCCTGATGCTAAACCTTGACCCAATTGAAACAGGGCTGCACGAATGGATTCTGCACTACCACCAGATATAGCGGCTGCACGACCAACTGCCTCAATTGCAACATTTATTTCTGCAACACTTTTTCCTGATTCTTGAAGCGCAATACCAAAACGATTGAACGTTTCAGCTGCTGCATCGACAGGTTGGCGAGTTGCCTTTGCAATCGAAAAGATTGCGTCCATTTGTTGATTAAGCTCTTTGCCACGTCCTGTAACAAGAGCAATTCTGTTTTCTAAACTTGTAAGAGAGTCTGTTGCATTGTTTATACCTTTAGTTACTGCTGTAGCTGCAAAAGCTGAACCAATTGACAAGGCAAGAGTTTTAAAAGCACTACTTACGCCTTTTACTGTTTTATCAATATTTGCTACTGATCTCTCTAAATTAGATAAATCTTTTCTAGCTTGTCTACTATCAGACCTAACTCGAATAGTTACACCACTCATACGTGACCTCCTTAATAAAATTGCCCCCTAACGATTTCCCGATACAGGAAGCCATCAGAGGGCAATAAAATTTTAATTAGGGGTGATAATACCTATTTTTGACAGTGTTTGTTCAATGAAATATTTTGGAGCTTGTTTACTATGCCCCCTATTTAATACATCAATATATTCAACATTGTTGGCTATTTCACCGTCAATATAACCGTCAATATCTTTTTTAATTTCGCTTTTCCAACCTTTTCGAGCTTTTCCTGTATCAACAGGTGTAACAATTTTTAATGTTTCTGTAGCAAAATTAATTCTTCCTTTTAAATCATCATTAGCAAATCTCTTAACTTCTTGCTCTACTCTTTTCATTTCTTTATCAAAGTTAACAATTTCCATACTTATTTTAGTCATAATTTATGTCCATCCCCGCCTTTAGCTTTTAACATAAGCTCAAGAAATTTTCCTTGAGGTATTGCCTTATCAGGTGTTTGTTGTTTTTCTTTATTAGCTGCAAGCATTTTTAAAGTAGGAAAAATATTTTCTGCTTTTTCTTTTACACCTTGAGTTCTAAGCATTAGATAAGTTCTCTGATCTTCTCTCCAGCCAGGAGGTCTTCTTTTGAAGAATTCAACCCATTTTAACAATTCAGTATATGGCATTTCTTGTTCTATTACATAGACAGGCATATGCAAATGGTATGCTAGTTCATAAATTGATTCTTCTGAATCGGTTAGTTTCCCGCCTCTTCCCCACTAAGTCCTGAAAAAGATAGAACATTATTTGATAAATTACTTAACTCTCCTAAAGGAAATTGATCAAAATCTTCGTCAGATAACTCGTTTGCACCAACCACTGCAAGCCTAATTACATCACGCAATAAAGCGAGTTGTGATGCTTCATCTGTCTTTTTATTTGTTTTCTTTACAAGTTCTTGAACTTTAAATACTTCAGAAACGGATAGCTTACGAACTTCTACTTCGTCATCCATAAAAGAGTATTTTTTTGTAATTACTTTGCCAACTAAATGTTTCATATTTTATCCTAACTTAACTTGTCTTTTTCTGTAAATAATTCTGGATTATGCTTTTGAAAGTCATCAAGCATCTTCCTGCAAGTATGCAATACGGAAAGAGTTTCCATAATCTCTTTACCGACTTTTGAATTCTCATCGAAATCTTGAAAACGTTCAAAACTCTTACGAATACTAATGTCAACACTTCGGCGCATATGCCGAAAAGTTGTACGCATTACAAAACTTTTACTAAACGGTTTTTCTGTCATTATAATCTCTCTTATTTAAAAGAAGCCCCTAGTTAAAGAGGCTTCTAATAAAACTTTTATTTTTATGGAAGCGTAGCTGGACCAAAGAAGTCAGACTGTGTAGACAGCGTAATTGTTGCTGTGTTAGCGTCTGTCAACTGAGGGTTAACCAAGATAGCTTCGATTTTACCTTTAAAGTAAAATTCTGTGTTACCATAAGACAAAGGTGTAGTACCTGTGTCTAAGCTTGCTGCTAAAGCAGTTGCTTCGTCACACATCATAAAGCGGAATGCGCCTTGTGTACCTACTAGGTTATGAAAGTCAACCATGTCACTTGGAATATAGTTTACAGTAACTTCTAGTGAAGGTGCGTCAGCTTGACCTTGCACCTGTGATGAAGTTGACTGACCATAAACAGGTACGTTAACGATGTTAGCAGGAGTACCGATTGAAGGAAACTCACGTACAGAAGGTAAGCGATCGATATCGCTAGAGTTTCCTGAAACGAAAAGACCTGCATATTCTGCTGCTGTGTCTACTGTGTCGGCAACTGTACCAGAATAAAAATCTAGGTACGAGAAAATACCTGCACCCAAAGATGTAATATGTGCCATTTATTATTCTCCGTATATTTTAAATGGAATTATGTATCGTGCGCTAAAAAGCGATTTGTTAGCTGGATCTAGCCCCTCTACATTTAAGTAAGATGTACCAAGCTCTGTGCCATTAGTTAATGTTTTTTGTTCTAAATGGTTATCAAAAATATCTGCAATTTGCATTAAACGGCCTTGGCCCTCTCCTGCTTTTACAAAAATTTTAATAATAATTAATCCTTGAATTAATTTGTTTCCACCATATTTGTAAGGTTCACTGCTGCTAGGTAAGATTGATAAACGACAAAATTCATTGTCATTACTAATTTCGCCTTGGTAATTGTCAGGA